CATAAGCTTTTTCTATAGCTTTTTTATCAACATCAGGAAAATCAGCAGCAATATCATCTACTTTTTCACCTTTAGCAATTCTATCAGTTACACCTGATGGTAAATCAGCTTCAGATAATACTTCTTTAATCATTTCTGAAACTAAAGCACGTAGTACTGATTCTTTTAAAGATTTTTTTATATCACCATACTTATCATTTAAATCATCCCAAGCATCATTACTTACTGCTACATTAGACGTAGTATCATCCTCATATGTTACAGTATATGATTTATCGCCATTTTGCTTAGCATTTTTAACTGTTTTTCCTTTAATGCTAATATCTTTTCCTTCTTTCAAATCACCATATCCAGATGATTTAAATTTACCTTTAGCTTCTTTTGGAGTGCCTAAGCCTGGTAATTCAGTTTCGTAACCTACTCCTTTTAAACCAAACTGACCATCTTTAACATAGTAGTTACAATCTTTAGATAAGTTTTTAGCTACAATTTGTCTTAATTCTTCAACTGTTTTACCTTCGTTTTTAGAATCACCCATTTCAGTGTAGAATCCTTTTAAAAATTCTTCACCAAATACGTTATCATAGTTTTTCTTATCCTTATAGTCGTAACCTGCTGTTTCCATATCAGTTACTTCTTTGGTAGCTTCTTTTTCTACAGCTTTTACTTCTTTAGCTTCATTTAAAGAACGAAAATTCCCTGCGTCTCCTAACCATACATTATTATATACTTCATTAGGTGATTTTCCTTTTTTGTAGTATCCTTTTATTTCTTCTTCATCCACTGCAATTTCATTATCATCAAGATTAGCATCTTTTTTAATAATATCTATTAACTCTTTTTTCCATGAATTATAATCCATAGAATTCATGTTTTCTTTAAAGATAGAATGCCAATCAGGCGTTTTACCTGTAGTAACTACACCTCCGATACCTTCGCTGATAATGCTTCTATTTTTTAAAATACGCACTGTATCCTCGTAAGTATTAACTGGGGATAACATGTCTGGAAATAGTCTAAAAGCTGTCTTTAAGAAGTGAGCTTTATTACCTTTACCTTCTTTAATAAGGTTATATTGTTCTTGTAATACTTTCATTTTTATTTAAATAATTTAATTAAATCGTCTATTAATGATATTGCTAAATCTGTTCCATAAATAGCTTTAAATTCAGGATTTTGTCTGTAACTGTCTATAGTTTCTTTTTTAGCTTCTCTTATAAGTTCTATAAGTTCTTTTAATTTACCTGCTAATAAGTCAAAATCTCCTAAACGTCCTGCTATATATTTTTTAAGTTCTTCATTGTCAGTTTGTAAAGTTGAAACAAATGATTCAATATCAAATTTTGTTTTTTCCTCTTCCCACAATTGTTTAACTTCAACTCCTTTAGCTGCTTTGTTTAAAGCCTTTCTATTTACTGGTTTAAATCCTAACTTGTAGTAGTAGATGTTTTCAGCACCTTTAGCTTTTTTATTTGGATTAAAAGCATATTTTGTTGCTACACCTTCGCCTGTACCAGTAGAAACAGAAGCGCCAGTACCTGTAGCACTGGCTTCTTTTATTTTTTTAGCAATTATTTCTCGTAATTTACTCATTTTGCCTTTTCTAATTCTTCTACTAATTGATAGTATTGAAGAAGATTAATTAAATGATCATCATTTACTTTATTACTCTTAGTTAGAGGAGAAAGTAAGTTAATAACTTCATTGATTTTAATTTGAATGGCTTTATCTGTAACTGAGGTGCTTAACTTGTTTAAGTGTTCTTTAATTTCACCTACTTTAGTATTGTAGAATTCTTTTAGTTTAGGAGTACTATCAATACCATTAATGAATTCTTTTAAAACATTCTTTTGATTTTCATTTAAATTAGAGTATTTGTCATTGAATTTCTCTAACAATACTCTGTATGTTAATACACGAATGTCTTTATCTTGAGTTTTGAAATCTTCTAAAATATTTTCTTTAACTTCTTTCTTATCAATAGATTTTGAAGTTAAAAATTCTAAAAGAACAGTTTTGTTTTCTATAATTTGATCTGGGTTAGACAAATTATCACTATTATATACTTCTAACAGTGTAAATAAAGCTGCTTGGGCTTTATAATTAGGGAGTTTAGTTCTAAAGAACGATTCTAATTCGTAATGTTCTTTAATTTCTTTAATCAGATTATACTTTTGTCTTCTTAAAGCTGAGCGGTTTAGTTGTTTAGAACTCTCAATTAGAGTGCTTATTACTATATCAGCTTTAGTTTCGCTAGTATTAATATTTTTAAAGAAACTTTCGTATAATTTGTATTCTCTACCTAATTCTGTTTTAGTAAAATACTTCTTTAAGATGTCCATTGCTGGCGACTCATCACCTGATAATGTATCAGCTGTAATTTGTCTAACAAGCAATTCAAAAAGAATTCCAGTATTTTTATACTTTGAATGTTTAATTGTCATTCCTAGTTAATATTTTGTCTATAAATATATATGAAAATGTTACTCTCGTATTTGAGATTCATCTAAGAGTGAGGAATCATCTTTTTTAAATACTAATTTTTTATCTAGTGATTCAAGTAATTTAGAATTTTTCCTAGCACTTTCCATAGCTAATGGTGAACCACCTTTATAATTAGGTCTCATACTTGGACCCTCAGTATCATCTACTTTCATATCATGTTTACCTAATCTGTCTCTACCAAGAGAATTATCTTGAGTATTGATATTAGATGATTTTTCTTTAGGTCTACCTAAAGGTGCATCTTCATTATATCCATCAGGAACACCCATTCCATTTCTTCCAGCTCCATATAGAGCAGCTAAATCATGAGGTGTACCATATGATTTACCTGATTCAAGTGGATCATTACCTTCGTTTTCAATTTGTTTAAATCTGAAAGTACGTTTTTGATCTTCAGCTACTAAATCTCTATATTCATCATATTGGTCTTGACTTAAGTGGAATACATTGTCATAAATCCAATCTGTAGGTAATATTTTAGTTTCAATAATTTGACGAGCTAAATCAACTTTTTCTTTCATTAACGCAATTCTTTCTTGATCATAAATGATAGAAGGTGTAGTTAATGATAATTCAAAGTTTGTTAACTGGTCATTTCTATATCCTTGAGTATATAAGTGAACTAAAGCAATTTTATTTAATTCTGATAATACAATTCTTTGTATTCTGTCAATTGTACGAGCGAAACGAATATCTTCTGCTGCTAGCGTTGCTTTACCTGTTAAGTCTTTTTCATAACCCATGAATGCTTTAGGTACTTTTAAAGCAGCAAATAATTTATCTCTTAAATAAATTACGTCTTCCATTCCAGTATAATCTAAACCTTTAGTAGGTTCAATTTTAGTAGTGGTATCATTACCTCTAACTGGGATATAAAAGTCTTCTAATGAGTTTTGTAGGTTATATTTTAAATTATATTCACCTGTTTGTGGATCAATGAATGGAGTTCTTTTCATTGTTGAGATAGTCTTCTGCATAAAGTTTTCTACCTCATTTGGTGGAATTGAACCTACGTTAATATAGAAAATACGTTTTTCTGGGGCACGAACAATACGATGGATCAACATTGCATCTTCCATTAAGATATATTGTTTAAATAATTTACGTGCTGGTTCTAAATAAGAACGACCATATGGAAGATAGTTAACGTCAGTAATTAATCTGAAGTGAGCCATCTCATAGTTGTCAAAATAAATTGCTCCGGCTTGTTTTTCTTTACTGTAAGTTGAAGCGGCATTTACACCACCATAACCACCTGTTACACCTGAACTGTAACCATCTGGGCTGTATTTATATCTTACTTCAGCTGGACTAGCAGGATCAATACCTTCTTCTCTCGCTATGTGATATGCAGTGTAAGGAATAACATTATATACACCATATTTTTCTGCAATTTCTAATTTTAAGAAAAAGTCTCCGTATTTACACATTTGACGAATCCAACTCCATAAGTTAAATTCAATGTTTAATACATCATAGAATAGATTATAAAGAATTTTCTGTGTATCCTCGTCACTACTTCTAATTTGAAGTACCTCTCCCATATCATTTTTCAAAGTACACTCATCAGAAATAATATCTAAAGCAGAAGCTACAATAGCATCTGTATCCATAGCATCATAATCTGAGTATACTTGAGTACGTAGGTATCTCCAGTTTAAGTTTAATTGTGAACCGTAAAGTGAGGTTGTATTACTAGAATAAACACGGTTGTATCTATCTACTAAAGCATTTGTTTTAAATTCTCCTGTAGATTGGATACTATTAACGTCCATTACTTTTAACTGGTTACCACCAGCGTTTCTAATTATGACGTCTGTAGAGAATAATCTCTGTAATCTTGAAAATAAGCCTGTATCAGCCATTCTATTATTAAATTATATGTATAAATATCATAAAAGCCATCTTAAATCCTCATTTTGACCACCTATATTAGTGTTATAAGGATTTTGTTGACCACCAGGCATATAAGCCCCGTTAAATGGTGATCTAACTACTGTAATATTACTGATAGCAGCTCGAGCTAAATCCATATTTTGTGATTTAAACTTTAATGCTGTATCACGAACAAACATTGCAATACCAAAACTCATTATTAAGTCATCATTATATCCAGATTGTGCTTCTGCTCTACCATTTTTCCACATAAACACTCTCATTTCCTCTAATAATCGTTTAGATTGTATAGTAACACTTTTATCACCAACATATTCTCTAAGTTTATTAACAACAAGCGGTCTTGATTTTAAAGACATTGTAAAACCTGGAACCATTTTTGACGGATCATCTGCTCTGTCTAGATAGTTTTCAGCCGTTAACGCGTCACTTTTTGTTGAGTAATATAAGTTTCTATATTCTCTTTCTTGTATTGCTTCAATTGTTGACCAACCCATATTAGCATTTTCAACTACTAACATAGCATTGTTATATTCTGTAGCTAAACCACAAAGGAAGTAACCAAATTCTCTAGGAGGTAAATGACCTTGATATTCTGCTACTTGCGTATTAGATTCTATATCTATAACATGGCAAGCAGAAAAGTCTTTACTATCTCCTCGAGCCACGTCAGCCACTACCATATAACTACGAGTATAATCTGGCGTTTCCCATATCCATAAGTTACGATCAACTCCTCGTCTCTCCAAGGGATCTTTAATAGTTGTTGTAGAAATAAAATCTATTTGTTCTGAGTAAAATACTGTATCACCAGAAGTATTAAAGTCACAGTCACATTCTTGTGCTGCTAAACGAGGGTCACCCAACAATCCATCTTGTGCTTTCCTCCATTTCTCATCCCGTTCAGGGTGAACATACCAAGGTAATTTGATTGGTAAGAAGCTAGGTACTCCTTCTTCTATCACACCAGATTCTGCTTTAACCCATGTTTTATGAAACCAGTTACCAGTACCATAAGGAGTAGATAATACTATTGCACCTCCACCTGTAGCTAAGGTTTGTTGAGCTGAAGCCCATATCTCTTCTACACCATCAATGAAAGCAGCCTCGTCAATAATCAGCAATGATACTGCTTCTGATCGACCTGCGTCACCAGCTGCTGATACTGCTTTAACTTGTGAACCATTACTTAATCGTAATGTTAATTTATTATTTTCATCAGCATGAATTTTCAACCATGATGGTAAATTTTCAAACATGAACTTAACTTTCGTTACCATGTTTTTAGCTGTTTCTTGCTTGGTGGCTATACAAAGAACGTTTTTGTCCTTTTGAAATAACATTAACCATAATGAGTAACCTGCTACCAAGGTTGATATACCTAACTGACGAGATTTAAGTATTATATCATATGGATTGTCTCTCCATAGACGTAATACTTTTTCTTGGAATGGGTATAAATTAAATTGTATTCTACCACGAGTAGGATGCTGAATGTAGCAGTATTTCTTCATAAAGTGCGCAGGATCAGCTGCGCACTTCAAGTATTCTTCTCGTATTATTTGTTTAATATTCTGTTCTGACATAAAACCCTTTACTTTTAATTATTATCCGATAATATCTGAAATTAAAGCTTTAAGGTCTTTACCTCCGTCTTTAAATAGTTTTTTAACATCAGCTCTACTAATAAGCTGTTTTACAATAGCGATATTATCTTTAGTAGGGTTAGCTAATTTTTTCTTGATACCTGCCTCTAGTTTGTCTAGTCTTTCTTTTTCTTCAGCAGATAGTTTTTTGGCAAATTTGCTTGAACTAAATTCTTTATCGATTTTCTTTAATTCAGCTTTTGAAGGTTCTTTTTCTGGAGTATCAAATTCTTCATCTTCAGTTTCTGCTACTACTCCAGATTTATTGACTTCTGCTTTTTTCATTGTAAGAGCTTTTATCTGAGCATCAATTGATTTTTTCTCAGCTTCTTTAGCAGCTCTTTCTTCAGTTTCTCCTTCACCTAATATTTCAGTGATTACTTCTTCTATTTGTTTTTTTAATTCAGATTTTTTCATTTATGTCCGGTTTTTTGGACATAAATATTAGAGACCTAAGTAAAATTTAACCTGTTCTATTCTCTGCTCTGTAGTACCAGACACTATACCAAAATTAGTAATATATGGTAATGCCTCTTTAACCGTATGTCTAATAGTTAGATCAATCAGATTACGATATTCCAAATCAGTTTCTCTAACACCGTTATTTTCCATATTTACACCAACAGGAGACACATAGAATATATAATCATATTCTGGGATAAAGACAGAAGCATAATTAATGAATTCTTCTTTCTCATCACTTTCAATTGACTCAGCACAATGAGCAAAAGCCATCACATCAATAACTGTTCTATCAGTAATAACTTTATCTCTCATTAACTCAGAACAACGTTCAGCTAGAAATATTGTTTGACCTTTTAATGTACTATCAGTATTTAATGGAATACCTAAATCACGTAAGTATTTACTACGCTCAGTAGCAAAATAATAGTCTTTAAATTCAGGTAATTCTTTTAAAGCATTAACTAATGTTGTTTTGCCAACACTCATTGTCCCACAAAATCCTATCTTCATAAATTGTTTTATTTGTATTATAATAAAAAAGGCTTGCATTAGCAAGCCTAATTTAAGAAATTATTTTTAATATTCATCATCAATATCCCAACCTTGTTCTGGATTATCATAATGACCAAACTCATCATCATTGTCTCCTTCATCATCTGGTAAATTAAATCTGAATTCAAAATATTTGGATTCAAAAGGAACGGTATTTCCAGATTCTTCAACTTCAAATTGATTATTACGTACTAATCCTTGTGTTCCTTTCGCAATATAAAGTTCTGTTCCTTCATATTCTTTAGGGTTATCATACCCTGGGGCATCTGGAACTACTCTACCTTTTGGGCCTGGGTAGTCACTATATTCTTCAATATAATACCAATCTACTTTTGATGTATAAATTGCTGTTTCTTCGTTTAATGCTTTGACTTTTTGATTATACTGATTTTCAGTAATAATACCAGCTGTTTTTTGCATTTTAAGGAACTCTTTATTCATTGCTTTAATATGTTTATAAAAATTATGCGATATCAATATTAGCTGCTGATATAGCTCTACTAATAGCTCCTACTAATTCTTCTTCTTGATTAGTCCAAGTACTCTCACTATATGCATTAGCACCATTACCAAGAGCGTCAAATAATTCATTTAAAAAATCCATATATACTTCTTGATCAAGGGAAGCCATTTCTCCTCCAAATTTTTTCATTCCCCAAGCTTCTAAAGCTTGACGGGCTCTAGTAAAATCTCCACCCATTTCATCTGCTACTGCATCTACTAGATCTGAATGATCCATTTCATCTTCTAATGATTCATAATCTGTAATTGAGAAATCATTTTGAGAAATAATTCTATCAATTATATCAAAATCATTTTGGTTTTCATTTACATTTTTTTTATATTCTGATTCTGTAATTAAACCAGCCAACTTTTGCATTTTTTTAAATTCTTTGTTCATTATATTTAATATGTTTATTGTTTATTTTCTATAAATATTTAAAAAAAAAATTAGAATCGCTGTTTAGCAACTCCACTCTTATACCATGGTAATCCAATACCATCACGTTTTGCTTTGTGGTGACTATCCTTAGTGTGTGGAGCACCATTAATAAAATATTCTTCTTTTCCATCTGGATGAATCAAAGCTGGACCTTCCCAGTTGTGGAGTTTACCATCTTTAATATAACGAACTGTTCCATCGGGAGATGTGAATTTCTTTGTTTGTAATGTTGGATCAACTGACATTCTGTACGTGTTACTCATATGTTTTTATTTTATATCTAAATATAACATCAAAATTCTGGAGAGCCAAACAAAAGTTACACATTTTCCAAATACTCTAAGAAATTTTCGTACACTTCTCGTTGTTCTTTGCTTGATTTTGTGATAGCTTCACGTAACATTGTTGGAACATCTTGGTTAGATTCAACTAAAAGTTGACCAAAAGTGTGAAGAGTATGTTCAGCTATTACAAAATCAGCATCATTATCACCATAATCTTCTAAATCATTCAAATACAATTGAATCCACTCGTTTATTTTACTTTTTGAGAACTTCATATATAATGTTTTTTAATTTAGTAAATATTTCACTTAACTGGCTATTTAACCACTTTAAACGTTGTCCAAATCGTTTTCCATCCATAGGTTTCTCAATGTTTTCTTCTGGGATGTATTTGGTTAATGGCTTCATATATTCATTGCCAGTGAGGAATATGAATTTGTCTTTTTCTGGGTTTATACCAGCTGATTTCATCTGCTTTACTGTCTCTTCTCCCCATTTTTCTTTCTCATCTTTAGGCATTTCTTTAAGAGTTTTATCATAAGGAGCCAATTCTTTAGTTAAAGGTACTAAGTGATGTTTAGCAGATAGAATATACATCTTATCTGGTTTTAATTTTTTTCCGTACTCTAAAGTTTTCTGGAACATTGGGGAAGCAGAATACAGCTCCTGTGCAGGAGCTGATTTATCTAGTTTTGATTTGGTGCAACTTAAAAGTACTATTCTTGCCATTTATGATATATTTGTCATAAATATTATTAAACTATTATCTCTTTAATTATTTCTCTTCCCACCATGTGATTAAGATGAACTTTTAAACATTGAGCGTATGTTTCACTATATTGAGGAGCAATCTTAGTTAAACCAACAATTATTTCATTGATAGTACATCTATCATAACGTGTACCAATCTTAAATTTACCTAATTTTTTAATTAAGAATTTATAATTGTCGTTACCATTAATTGTTTTCAATTTAGGATGAACATTAAAGATATAAGAAAGATATGGTTCTGAAGTTTCATATTCTGAGTTAGCCATGATTTCTTTAACCATACTTAGATTTTCTATATCCTCACTATCAATCATAGTTAATAGATTTGAGAATATATCAATATCCAAAGTCATACCTTTATTTACTTCGTTTCCAAGTACGTCATCATATACTACTTCTAGATTCCAATCTCGGATATGTTGAGGTAACTCCATAAAGAACTCATATTGAGCAAATGCTTTAGAATTACCATGTCCATTAAGTACTAAAGCACCTGTGATGGGCGGATATCTAAGTTTTAGACTACTAAAATTAGAATCATGTTGGATTGCTTTCTCTAAGCAATCTGATTTAATTAAAACATATTCTTCATCAACTTTATCCCAATGGCCATTTCCTTTAGGCATATATTTGCTAAAGTTTTTCTTTAGAATCGCTGTAGGAATTGGATAATATTGATTAGTTAGAGCTTTTTTAAGCTCAAATATTTCTTCAATAAAATTATTACCAATAACTACAGTATCTAATTCTCTCCATTTGCGACCAAATGAAATATCCAGTTTATTTTCTTCAATATAATTTTTTAATTTAAAAGAAGGTAACTGAGATAATTGAGTAGAATATATCTTAGTGTTAGTTTTCAAAGTATTATCTTTCCATTTATCGCGTAACTCTTGATATTCGAGAGCTACGCTTTGTGGAATAAATAATGGTTGTTTTCTAGCGTACCAAGTTTTACTAAAAAAAGCAACAGTATTACTTTTGCTATTAATATTAACATGAAATACCAAGCTAGTAAAAGATACTTGTTTATCAATCAGTTGTTTAACTATATCTTCCATAATTATTTAGTTAAGAATTTTAACAATGTTTTATTTAACATCAATGATTTGAAATTAGATGTGTCACCATTGTAAATTTCTTTTACAATTTTATATTTCAAATCCACAGCAAACAATTCTTCATTCATTAATAATGCTAAACGATCAATAACTGGTTTTTCAATTTTGTTATGTTTAGCGTAGAATAAACTGTAGTTTATGATACGTTGTGAGATAATTGAAGCTAAATCTGCTCTATACTTATCATCTTTACCAATTGTGCTCTTTAATTGATTAAGTACATAATCCTCATTTTCATGAGTTAAAATTGATTGAGGTGAAATAATCTTATCTAAACGATTATTAATAAACATTGTGAACAATGTTGAGAACTCACCACCAACACTACCTTCACCAATCATTTGAATCAAAGGCAACGTGTTTTCAAACGATTCAAGTGATGAAATTGAATTAAAGAATGTAGTGATACTTCTTGAGTTGGTATTTGTAGTAACTAGTTCTGGATGTTTCAACAAGAAGTTAATACATCTGCTATCTACTTGAGCATCTTCAGCCCATTCACTCCAACAGTTAATATCAAATTTCAAATTAACTGAGATGAATCGTGTTTTTTGAGCGTTATCAATACTATTTACCAAATACTCACCGTTATCAGGATTACTTGTGAGAATAATATGCCAATCTTTTGGTAGTTCCCAACTAATATATTGTTGGCGATCAATCAATTCCATTACAGCTTGAATGAAACGGATATCAGCACGGTTCCAGTCATCCAAAAGCAAAATACCACCACTTGATTTACCACTAATCCATTCAGGTGGACAGTAACTCATTCGATTTAAACCAGTAGAACGGTAACCAAGACGTGTATACTCTTCCATAGCATGTTCATCTATCCAACGAATAGTCTCATCATTCTTCATTTCGAACTGGCGAATTGGAAATCCTACTAAGTCACCTAATTCCTCAATTTGTGCTAAGTTTAACTTAACAAAGTTCAAATCCAATTCTTTAGCTAACTGAACAATGGTTGATGTTTTACCAATACCTGAATCACCAACTACTTCAACTGCTACAGGTGGTTTGCCTCCGCTTTGTAAGTAACGATTGTTACTGATAATGTGTTTCAAGAATTCTTTTGCTTCTTTAACATTCAAATCTACTTGACGTGAAGCATTACTTTTGCTTGTTGATTTTGTTTTTGCCATTTTTATAACCTATTTATTTTATTTAAATATAACATTTAATTTTTGAAGAGCCAAACTAGTATTGAATTTTGATTGTATGACCCCAACTTTGTTTTACTTCTTCTACATCAGCACCTACTTTACACAACACCATCATTGTTGGTTTATGTGAACGAACATCACGTTCTCCAATAAAACCATCAGTCAAGATAATCAAACTACTGTAATGACGATGCTCATTAAAATACTCAATAATTGGATTCATATTAGTACCACCTCTACCTCTAACTTGTTCAGGCATAGTACCATCATATTCCCATGTTCTGTGAATAGTTGCATCACATTCAGCTATAGTAATTTTAATACCAGTTTTCCACATATGATAAATTTCATTGAAAAACTCAACTAAATCATCATCACCAACAGAACCAGATGTGTCTATTCCACACAAAACATGCTTTTTAGTTTTGATTTTTAGAGCTGGATTTTCTGAGAAACGTTTATTTAGTTTTCTACGTGTTTTCTTAGTGTAGATTTTATTTGAAGTACCAAAAAAACGTCTAAAATATGATTTCCAATCATATGAAGGTGGTACTACTTCAAACAAACTATTAATAAATGATTCCAACTCAGATGGAATAAATCCTCTACCTCGGTCTTTTTGTAATTCTACAATTTCTTTAATTTGGTGTTTGATCTGATTGGCAACCAATTTCTTTTCAGCATCAGTTAAACTTTCAAATTCCTTCCAAGTTGGATGTAGACCATCTCCTCCTTTTAACGCACTCATTAATGCATCTAATTTAGGACTAGTACCATTTTTCTGAGCTTGTTTTAACAAATCATAATACATTCTTGTACCTGCTTTAGGAGGTAAATTCAACTCTGGGAATGTTGATGGTAAAAGAATATCATCTGTTGGATAAAACGCTGGATCAATATATTGATTGATTTCAATATCTGCTGCTACATTGTGAAGTTCATGGTCATCAAATTTATCTCTGTCTTCTAAGTGATTGAAACATATATGTAACAACTCATGTTTTAAAAGACCAATTTTTTGATTGTCTCCTTTTAAAGAATTCCAAAATTCTTCATTAACTGCTAATTGATAGTTAATATTGTTTTTACAAACACCGGCAGTTGGTACATCTTTACGTACTACTTTATTAAGAGTAGACAAAAACACACCATAAAACGGTTCTTTAAACATTAATAACTTACCAATCTTACTAAGATCGTCGTATACTGCTGACATATTTTAATTATTTATACTTAAATATAACAAGAAAGCCTGGCGAGGCCAAGCTTTTACTTTTAAAATATGTTAAAGAGATTATAATAAACTCTCAGCTACATAAATACCATGAGCACCTGATACTGTAATACCACGAGCACTCAATGCATCTCCTACAAAATAAACATTTTCGTGTTCTACTAATGACAGATCCATATAATTTACTAATGGTTCAGGAGACAAATATTTTACTTCAGGAATATACATACCCCAATCATCACCAAATTGAAATACTTCATTCATTTGGTCAATAAAGTTAAGAATATAATCAGCATAGTCACCCAATGCTTCCTTAAAAGGTTCTAAATTAAATATTGGAGTACATAACATTTGATTGTTTTCACTTGTATTTGATGGTTTTCTTGATTTAGAATAAAATAATCCAGTTTGTTTTGGATTTATGTCTTCTAAACTTCCAAAATTACTTAATGCTTGACATTTCTTAACTACTTCTCTACACCATTCAAATGGATTTTCAATACCTTTAATTTCCATCAAGATACCAAAATTAGTCATATCATTTCTAAATTCCTCACCTTTCTTAGCATGACCATTATAAGTAATATCACCATATGTTTCCTCTACTGCTACATAAGCTGCGTTATTATTAGTACAGAATGAGCGTAATGATACATTATCAAACTTTTGATATAGTTTAAAATCATAGCTGATATCGATTAGTTTTTGGAAGTATTTTTGTGGTGCTTCAAAA